TTATATGCCCCTGCCGCCGTATAGCTTCGAATCGTTGCAGAAATATATCCCGCCGTAACACCAGCTATAAAAACCTCACAGCGCTTCAATTTAGCGTAGAAGCCTGCTGGAACTGTATAGATAAAGTCGTGTGATAGTCCAGCACTATCAGCTGCGGAGCGAACACAAGACTTTACTATACTTCCCGAGATTGTACGAACATCGATGCGCCCCTGATTAGTTCCAGCCGATCCTGCTGTTAGTACAGTTATTGAGTTAATCGCGATCACTGAGGTCTTTACTAGCGAAACGGGGGTTACCCCGTTTAGCGTTACAGTCTCAGAGAATTGGGCGTAGTTACCATCTAGCCCCACGATTTTAATAGTTCGCGCTCCAGTTCCCGCCGAAGCATCATTAGCGCTAGAGGAAAGAACCTCCATCGCTACGCCACTTGTTAGCTGAACATAGCTACCGCCAGAGCTAAGCCCCCAAACATTTACGTACGAAGTAGTAACCGCCGGAGCAGCTCCAAAAATAATAATATTAGATGCGCCTTCACTCATGGGGGAAACCCTTTAAATAAAATTACTTTACGGCTGCGGCTCCGGTTCTGGCTGCGGTTCCGGTGGAGGCGTAATACTTTCAAGGTACTGCGAATACTCCATGGGGTAAGCCACAATATGTCGCGGCTCGGCTAAGCTCATATACTCAAAACTCGCCGCCGAGGAATCAACCCCCGGATGAACCAGCGCAAAAAGTAATTTCGGTTCTGGTCCAAATCCTTCTACAACTTGAGTAAAAAACGTGCAGCCATTATTTTTTCCTTTTTCTGTTTCTTTGTTTTTAGGGGCTTCAATCATCGGCAACATTCCGCGCTCTTGTACGGCGCTGATATATTCAGCAATCCCCATAATAGCAGCGGTAATCCTAGCGTTTGCCTCCTCCCAATCCTTTTTACTAACAGGTTCAGGAGAAGGAACAGCAGAGGAAGCACACCCGAATAGGAAGAGGCAAACAACTAGGATCTTTTTCATATTATGAAGCTCCTGCGCATAGGCAGTTTTCAGCTGTTCCGGCGTTACAAGCAACAAAGGTAGTCTTGGCACCCTCGGTATCCATTCCTACAACGCAAGCACTAGTACACTGCGTGTTGCATGTTGCGTTAACAAGGCCGGTGTATATTACCCAACCAATATCCGCCGTAGCGCTCGATCTAACAGTTCCGGTAAACAGCGCGGATTTATCTTGATCGAGAGTTAATACAGCCGCAAGGGTTCCAGAACCATCCGGGGTAGTATCAAACTCTAACTTTCCCGGCATGTCGTTCGAAGCTCCCGGAGTTCCCGAGATAGTCGATTGAATTCTGGCCGAGTTAGTATAGCCGGTACCGTTCGCCCCAAAGAACGTAATGTTTCCAGTGATGTCACCACTGTTAACGATCGTTGTCGGAGCACCCGAAGATGTTGCGCGAGTCTTAAACATATCGATGTTATTACCGTTAGCAACCGCACCCCATGCCGCCATTGTGATAGCATCAACCGAGTTACCAGCAGTTCCGACATACAATCTTGGAACACCAGAAACCGCACTGACACCAGCAGGAACAGCCGTTTCAGCGTTTGAGCTAATAAACGTCTTATTAGCCTGTGAGCTAATAAAGTTATTACCGTAAATGTTATTAAACGGTAACGACGCGCTACCGATATCGTACGTGCTAGCAACGCTCGGGATAAGCGAGCCGCTCCCCCCGAATGTCTTACACAGCTTCACCGATTGCGGCGCTGTAAAGACTCCGGTTAACCCCTTGGCGCAGGTATCGGCGCTAGCCGTCCCCGCGACAAAAAGCGCTAACAGCGCAACCCCTAAAATTCTATTCAACACTTTCATTTTCCACCTTTATACGCTTGGTATATTTTCTTTTTCTTTGACCTCTTCGGTCGGCTCTTCAATCTTTGCAGTTTTTTCAACCGCATTTTTGTTCGCCTGCAACTCGCGGATCATCTCCATTGCCTTTGACAGCTCGCTTTGTAGCATAGCTACCGCTGGATTATTACTGTTTAGCTGATTCACCTTTACAGATTCACGCGCGAATTCTCGCAGCGCAAAACCGTCTGGCAATCTCCCCAAGACTACCTCAGAGGCATCGGCCAACTGTTCCTCGGTGTGTACGCCCAAGATCCGCAACTCGGTCGCAACCGGCGCAGAAATATAGGTGCAATCGTCAATCGATTTTCCAAGCGGCGCGACGCGTCCTTCTCTGAATGCCTGATACTGCCGAAAATTCTCACGTTTATGAAAATCTTCCGCATGGGTTTCGATTACGTTTTTATCACCGGGGGTAATTATTTCAACGAACTCACGAGTGACGGGCCGCGACCCAGTTTCTAAAACTGTTGTCGCGCCTGTTTTCTCGTTAATCTTTACCTTCTTAGCAAAGATCTCTGTGCAGGTCTTATTAAAGAACCGAACAAACTGCCGGGCCGAACCCCCAAGACGACGGCCATCTTGAATAGAAGACGCATCAATATCTTGAAGGGTTTTGGCCCCAAAATTTGGTAGTGAACTAAGGACTGAACTGATTGACATATGTGTTTCCTTTTTTTTATTTCAGCTTCCGTTATGTCAGCTGCTCAGTCCTTAATAATCACCCAATTAGCAGTTTACGAGTAACTTGTCGTAAGCCACACAGCCCACATCCTGATCCGCGCCAGTCGCGGCAGTGCTCAGAACGAGGCCAGAGATTGCATAGGTACCCGCATCGTCAACCTTGCCAGTCGCGGCAATGTATAATTTAACGTTAACACCGGCCGCAGCGCTCGCCGTAACCTTGAAAGAGGTTCCGTCATCTTTGAGGAAAAACGGACCAACTGGAGCCCAAAAATACTCATCAGTTGCCGCAATAGCAAACTGAGGAATTACATACAAACGCGACTCTTGCGCGTTCAGTGGCACAGTCGCTTCTGTAGCCACCATCCCGTTATAGGTCACTACGCAAGCGCGATAAGCATTAATGGCAGCGCCAGATTTTACGTACTTATACCTGTTTCCATTCGATTCGAACTCCTCGCCTAGTGCGTGCTGCGCTACTAGTCCGTCAGAGCTTGTTAGATTTACATGTCCAGTTGCGGCCATAGTATTATACCCTTAAATTTAAAATGTTCGTTATGAATCCCACATCACAAAGCTCAAGCCCGAGCCGTTGCAAGTGAGTTGCCCGATTCCGACTGTTATTGCGACATCAACCAACTGATTGACTGATACGCGGTCCTGAACTGGCTGGAAGTTGTAATTTTTGTACATCTTGATTGCAAAGTTTTCCAACCGAATTCCGTAACAACGATCTGCAGCAATGCGCGAAAGCCCCGAAAAGCTCTTACCATTAGCAAGGACCATGGTCATGCCTTCGATTATCACGTTGTCAAAGTTCGCCTGTAGTAAATCTTTGTCTTGCGTAAAGCGCTGCTTAGCGCTCATCGCGTCACATGCGGCGTTGTAGTATGTCGAACCAGCCAAGCAAAGCTCGGGGCCCCCATTGCGGATCACCTGATTCTTTACTGAGCGCAATCGGCTTTCAATGTTGCTGCTATCCGTTGCCCCTGTATAGGTGGTCGGCGCATCAACTGACACGTTACGAATCGAAGAATAAGTAACGCGGCTAATACCTCCGTAAGTCCCAAGTGTCGGGGTTTTACTGATATAGGTCTGGATTCCGGCGAAGCTCTTACCGCCGTACCCGGTTCCGTCCCCCTGCAAATCTTCCTCAAAAGAGTTTGCAAGCGATTTATCCGCAACATCATTGCGCTGCTCAAGGATATCAAGAAACTGCGCGTCGCCTTGATTCTGAGCCTTTTCAAGCGCATTGATGACTACCGGCACCACGATGATTTTCGGGCTATACTCAAAGCCGGAGATCGTCTGGTTGTATCCAAGAGTAATCTCTTCGCTTGGATCGATTCGTTGTACGTATGAGTTTGAGGAAATTTGTAGATCTTCCCAAATAACACGTCCGCCGTTGATAATCTTGGTTCGTCCTTTCTTCTTGAGGAAGAACGAAAGGGGGTTATTGTCTAAAACCATGTCCGAGGGCTTTTGCTCCCGGTTTTCCCATGATGTCGCTTGAATTTCTGATAAGCCTGCCATAGCACCTTTAAGTTTAAAAGTGGGATGGCCTACCTATCAGCCCTCCTCACCTAGTTGAGCAAGCGCAGCCGCTAGGGCTTCACGGGTAGTTTTGTATTTGATAACTTTCCCGCTGCTTGCTGAAGATATTCCGTTACCCGGCATCGAAGCCGCAGCACGGTTTGATTTTTGTATTTGTTTTTGCGTGGCTTGAGTTCTGGGCGCTTCCGCTTCGTCTACTATTCCACCAGCGAATTTATAAGCTTCTTCATAAAGCTTACTCACTGTTAGATTAGGTATTCGAGCCTGCGTTCTGGCAATGAATTCTTTTGAAAAATCCGTCTTGCCATTAACCAGAGAACCAAACGAACTAGCAAACTTTAGACCTTCCTCCGAGGTGTCGTCACTTCGGAAGGAGGGGTACTTTGGTTTACCAGCCGCGTTCTTTTGACTCTCGAAGTCATGAAGTGCCTCAACTACTGGCTGAAGCGCTCTTTGATGATCTTCGCGAGCTAGCCTTAGCTTAATTTGGTTTAGTTCTTCCTGTAAAGCAGAATTTTGGGCAGTAACCTTTTTATCTTCCTGCCCTTCTAGCCAAGACTCAGGAATAGCATCTTCACGGCCTTTTGCGCGCAGATAGTTAGCTGCAGCCTCACGCGGATCTTCCGCCTTCTCAAAGTCATGCCACATTTGAATAGCTTTCTGAATGGCGACCGGCGAGGAGTCCTTAATGCCCATCGCTTTGATGAAAGGTTCGACATCTTCAGATAACTTTCGATATGTGCTGAGTTCTGCGGAGTGACGCTTAATATCTTCGAGCGTTGACATTCGCGAACGGTGAAGCCTTAAGGCGGCTTCTTGCTGCTTTGGGGAAAGAGCTAGAAAGTCCTCGCGCTCCTCGCGGTTATACTCGGCCGGGGGTTGATACTTTGGCGTTTCAGCCTTTGGTGTCTCAACCTTTTGCGCGGGCTGGCGCTTCCCCTTATAGGCCACTTCTAGGCCCTTATCGTGCTCTATAACGGGCTTTCCACCATCATTTGAGGCTATCAGTGCAACCTCTAAAGAATCGCGCAAGCTAAGGCCCTTAGCCTCTCCCGCTGCTTCCTTTGGCTCCTCGCCGATAGTCTCGACCACTTCCGCGCGTGCGGTCGGGTCTTTATTTTCTACTACTTCGTTTTCTATGCTTTTGCTTGTACCGTTTTCCTCTTGGGTCATTGATTGCTCCTACTGCATTAAATGCGTCCATTCCTAAAGCTTTTGAAACTATTTCATTAGTTTGAGCACACTTTGCACGAGTCTCCTCGGACAGCGGCGCGGTGCCATTATCCACCATTGCAACCGCTTTCATTAACGATTCGTGCACGTCTTTTTTCTTGCTGCTTCGCGTTCTCGCTGCCAAGAAGGATCAGGGGCTTGGTACTTGTCAGTAGTTATTGTTCCCATAGCTTCATCCACACGCCGCAACCGTGACTTGCTATCAATCATCATCTCGGCTTTTGGGTGATAGTATGGCGTCATTTCGTCCGTAATAATATAGGGCGCTTCAGCATATTTTTTTATGCGAAGCGGTGGATTCCCGGGCTTAAAGGTTTGGGTTTCAGAGTCCCAGTAAAATCTGCCAGACTCTCTTGTCCCGTACATGCTTGGCCATTCGGCTTCTTTCTCATTCCCAAATTGAAATGGTCTAGTTTGAATTTTTGGATCTTTCATAGTCCCGCCTGTGTGCTTGTGCTTTCAACCTTCGTTACTCGTCCCAAATCATTTAAATGAAGCTTATCTGTGCGGCTAACTTGTGCTGTTGGCGTCTGAACTTGAATCGCAGGCGCTTGTGCCTTTTCAGCGTTCAAAGAGTCTTTCATCTTCGCCATCACGTCAACCTGTGCAATTAGCTCATTTAACCGATGTTCGGCTTGCAATCGCTGCTCTGTTGCCCATCGCTCCTGCATGTCCATTTGTCCATACTGCTGCTCAAGAACTTGTTGTGTTTGTGCTAACTGAGCATCAATTGTTCCGAATCTTTCTTTAAGACTCAATTCGTATGCTTTCAAGTCTTTATTCCCGGCAACCTTTTGATACTCAAGCGCTAACTCTTGTTGCTTGATTGCAAGCTCCTCACGGGCCTTGTTCACGCTAGCGATCAAAGCTTGATAATCAATCTGTGTTTTTGCATTATCGGTAGCGCTTGCGGCTTGTATCTTCATAGCCTCAAGTTGATTCCGCATTGATTCTAGCCGCTCGCGCTGCGCTAGCTTCATTTGCGCTAATTGGTTTTCAGATTGCAGCTTAAAGGTCGCAAGCTGATTCGCTGATTGCTGCTCCTGCGCCTTGAGCTGAGCCATGACCTGATCTTTGTCAAAGGGCGCAGGCGAATTAGCCGCCGCTTCTGCGGCTGCTTTGGTTTTCTCAATAACATTGTCGATGGCCTCAATGATTTCAGATTGAAACATCTTTGCTTGCCTAAAACCTTGAATAAGATACTTAAGCGCGTGTAACTCTACGTTTGCAAGCTCAGGGCTAGATTCAGCAATACTTGTGGTTTTCTCTAGCGCTGAGGTTAGTGTATTCGCTAGCTCAACTCTCATTTGTTTATCGTACTGCTCATTTAGCGCAATGGTACTATCAGTTTCTAACTCAATACGAAAACGCTTTGAATTCTGTTTAAGCATCTCACGCGCTGCTACATAGTTTTCTTTGTCCTTTGGCGCAAGAGTCGCAGGAATCATATAGATATCAAGCGAAGAATCTTTGAAATTCTTTAAGGCCATTTCGGTGATTAGTTCGTAGCAATCACGAACATACTCTTGCATTTTTCGCTGTGGCTCCTCGAGCTGATTTAGTGCATATTTTTCTGTCATTTGGCGTTCACCAAATGTGCGCTGCGTTTGGTCAGAGGCTAACCCTTGCAGCATATCGCTTATACCTGTAAGCCGATACACGGTGTTTAATCGCTGTTCTAACGACACATAAAGTTGCTGTAAACTTGCAATGATTCCTTCAGTGGGGACGTACTGCGCTACATTTTTGATGTCACCGTTTGCAGTCACAAGCGCTTTAGTTAGATTGCTTATCCCGATTGCGCCAGACTCTGGCATCTCGTTAATAGCTTCAGACAACCCCTCAATTCCTGAATCAAACAGCAATCGCGCACGATAGGCGCGCGTTGTTTCCATCATACGGCTAAATATCGTGTGAATCTCGTCAAAGATTTCCATGAGCTGATAGTATTCTGGGATAGGCCAGAATTCATCGGTAGGAGAGTTCATTATGAGAGGCGGCGGACAAGGGAAAAAGCCATCTAGATCATATAATCCGTTCCGAGCTTCTATCTCTCCTGTCTCATTCTCTTCGACTTCATTAGGTAATCGATAACCTTTAGGACGAATAAAATCAGAACTATTCTCGGCAAACCAGTAAACCTCTTTTTCGTAAAAATCCCAATACTCGAAAACCTTAATATCTTGGCGCTTGTTCTTTGCGTCGCTATCGCTGTCGTTGTCTGGTGCTGATAAAGATAAATAAGCCTTTACCCCGAAGATATCTTTGAATTCCGCAATAGAATACGCAGTTTCGAAGGCAATGCGACGACATCTTGGCCACCGCCGAATTGCAGGATCTACATATATTTCATTATAAATTAAAGGCTCTAGACAGACTTTTTCATTTTCAATGTCTACCGTCTCGTCATGATAGATAAAGAACCCCTCGTCATCTTTTCTAATTTCTGTCTCGCCGACCTCCTCACCGTTTGAGTCTAGAAACTTAGCTGTCGGCTGCCCAAACTCATCTTCGGCCTTTTGCGGGGTGATGTATTCCTTAACCCGCTCCTTGACTTCATCGCGCTGATAGTAAGCACGGCAAAGAGCAAAATTAGTAGCTAAAAAATCATCGCGGGAGGCACACATTGTGTCTAGCATCGGGAAGGTTTTAGCTAGGTTGATTGCTAGTCGCTCGCGCAGCACGGCGCCAGTCGCACCGATTCCATCGTTTCCGTCTTGCGTGGTATCTTTACAGATCGGAATACCGAGGCGAGAAAGGACAAGAGACTGCCTAATTTTAAAAATTGAATACCATGCTGGGTATTTATTCCGGCGTCGAACAGAATTAGGCGAGACACTCCAAAGTTTTCCGTTTCGTTGTCGTTTTTTTATTTCGTCCCACGAGCGCTTAGCAATAGATAACCAGTTTTCACGAGCCTTTTCAGCTTCGGTTATAAAAGCTTTTGCATCTTCTATTGTTAGCGCCATTTTATTTACTTAAAAAACTTAATCCCAGACTTTTTTACGATAGACTGAATTGTTAAATTAGTGCGTGCAATCTCTTTATCTAGCCGCTCTTGCGTAAGCGGTGCGGCTATTGTGTTCACTACCTCATGCCCTAATAGGCCATACCTGACTGCGTCGCATGAGTGAGTCGCCTCCCCGCTCTCCGCCGCATCCTCTTTCTTGCCTTCGCTTGGGTGACGAGGCAGGGCGGGGATATAGGCAGCAGCGTATACGCAACACTCGCAAAAATACACCATCGGAAGCCGTTCAGTAAACCCATCTATGACCTGTCCTATTAAAGCTGACCGCATAATTGACCAGCCAGCCACGCGCGAACCGGGACCGGTATTAACTTGCGTAAGCTCTACGCCTTCCTCGGCAAACTCAGTCGCGGGGGTTTTAGAGCCCGCGCCTTGAAAGGGTTTCGAGTCTGTAAGGGTTGGGACACGGCGGTGCTGTAGTTCTGAGTTCTGTAAGATTCTCTGCGCCATCTCTTTATTTGATAGCCCCAAGCCTTTAGCGGGGTTTCTTGCGTCACATAAATAAAGCTCACGATAAAATATGCGAGCACCGCGCGGGAACCAGCGTTCCCGGCCCATGGTGTCGCGGAAGGGATAGCCGTCTGACACTGCGATATAGTAAACCGCGCACGGCTCGGACCAGCCGATATCTTCAGAGCGATAGTGAAACCACCATGCGGGGGGCACAAAATCGGGAACTACGTGACGCTTGCGGTCCCACTCCGGGAAGAACTCACCGCCGCCTGTATGCCAGTTACTGATCCCGCTTTTGTCTTCGTTAATGAATGCTTTTTGTATTGCCTCGTCGGGGAATGCCTCGATAATGCGCGCCTTAGTGGCTGCTGCGTCCTCGGCGTCATTATCATCGAGAAACATGGGGATATACTGACGCTGAAATTGCCCGACGGGCTCGATAGAATAAGGGGTGCGACAATCAACGAAGTTCTTTCGATAGTAACCAGCAGACACGCCGGTTGGGTTTGTAACGTGATAGACCTTGGGAAATAACCCTTTCCAGTAAGCCGGTACGCGCGATTTCATTTCATCGGACATCGTAACCCATCCAGTTAGGGCTCTGATGCGGTGCTCTAATATCTGTGTCGATTCCCCGAAAGTGCGCACGTGCTTTGCTATGCCTCGATGCTTTAAAAGCACTGTGTCATCGTTACAAGACTCTAAAGAGATTAGAGATCCATTCCAAAACCTAACCTCGGTCTGGTTTATCTTAACGAGATCGGCTTTAACCCAAGGATCTAAAAGCATAGGAAAGCTAGTTTCACCCTCCATGTTTTCGCCTATCACGTCGTCAAAATGGAGGCGAAAAATATCCATTTGGATGCCCGGAATGAGGGCGGCGTAATGGATATACGCCCAGCGAATAAAGAAAGATTTACCCGAACGGGTATCGCCACCGAGCAAAATCTCAGTTGCTTTAGACTCGTAAACAAGCTGCTGCTTATTCTTTAAGGGTGGGAGGCGGAGTGCTACCCGCTGCATATTCTATCACCGCAACCAAGGACCCGCTTTGGACCTTACCATCGATTTCTAGTTTATTAGTTTCTCGCCATAAACATTGAGTTTTTAGGTAGAAATAAATGGCGGATGGTTCAGGGTTTTTCTTATTTATAAGCGTGAAGAACTTGCGTTTAACTAACTCGTTTGCTGAAGCTTTTCCTTCTTCTAACTCCTGCTGACAATGCTTAATTAAAGTATTCTTATCGCATTTTTTTAGGAGTGCGATATCTTCGTAAGTCATAAGGAGAGCCGCTAGGCGCTTAATCTCCTCGCGTTCTGCTTTACTGAATTCCCGTTCCGGTCTGCCACCTGCCATACAGAAAACATATCATAGATAATCAAATCAACAAAGCATAAGCTTATGTGATTAGGATTTCTGAAAACATTCCTAGATTTTATATTCCCCTTATTTTTTGGGGCTTCCCTTATGTAACTAGAATTTCCCCTCCTCAAATTTTTTAGAGGGCTGCGCGCGTAGCTCTTTGATGATTAGGTTAGCAGCCTTAGTCGCTAGATTATCAAGCTTAACATTGTCTGGGGCTTCGTCGTGGGTGGATTGATATTCTTTTCTAAGCGCGTTGAAGATTACAGCTTGAAGCTCTGGGAAGTATCGACCTTGATAAGTATCTAGATCCATTTTTTTTAGCCTAGAAGTTTTTGGGTGAGTGCGTAACCTAGCCCGAAAGCTATACCAGCCAACAGGGCGTATTCTAATCCTACGAAAGCTATCAAAATCCAGTTAACCAACTCAGAAAAGTATCTGTGCTCGGTGTGCTTTTGCTTCACTCTTTTTTTAGTATTTTTGATGATATCTTCCCGGGCTTTTTCTACTAGTTTAGCTAGGAGTAAATCATTTGGTAACATACAATAATCTTATAATAATAGGGGGAAACTACCGTTTCCCCCTCCCCTAGGCGGGTCCCCACCCCTTTTGAATTTCGCTCGTCGTCACTCGCTCAAATGAGGAAACGTTTTAACATTCACTTGTTAAGCAGTCCCCCCTTTTCGCCTTCGCTCAAAGGAGGGTTTCTTTTAATTTATTTCTTTAGGGAGGAAAGAAAAACGGATTACTAAACTAGCCAACCAAGATTAATCTAGAAATCAGAATTTACTACTCTTTATCTCGGGTTAAGAACATCAGAGGCTGAGGTGAAACCTCAGTGGGGGTGAGAGGGGGCAAAGCCCCCTAGCATCTAAGAGGAATGCTCGATCGTTCTCAAAAACATGTCAAGTGGGTAGTTTTTGTTGTGTAGCTATAGGGGGGCGGAATCATTAAGGAATCGGGAGAAAATTTATTTTTAAAGGAGGGGAGTTTTGATGGTGATAGTCAAAAGTTATCCACAGAAAAATGATTTCATCTTAATGAATATTGAGTTTTAGCACTTCACATGACCAATCAACACGAAAAATAACAGTAAAATAAAGAATAATATTAACATTATAGAAAACAACTACAGCAACAGCAGGAACATGATCAAATTTATACTAATTTAAAAAAAGATGCGCAGTCTGTAAAGTTTTTCTTGACACTAAACGATAATCAATGCATCTTAATGATAAGCAATAGAGCTTAAGAGTCATTAAAAGAAAAATGCGCTAGATGAGCTAGCGCATGAATACTTATTTTTGGAGATAAGAATTATGACAAAAGAAAGATACCACAACCCAGACTTAGAACATAGTAATTACTTTGATCTAGATCGTGCCATGAGGAGATTTAGACAGAATTGCAAAGAGCTCTTGGGGGAGTTCGAGATCCCAGCCGAATTAGAGCCATATATCGAAGCATATAACCGTGAAACCGTCGCCAAGGGGGGTACGCCATGGGAAAAACTATAGAGCTATCAGAGAAGGCCGCTATAAGCCCCAGAAGGCCCAAGGCGAGGACTTTCAAGGGAAAGGTAGCACGGCTAGGGATTAAGGGATTAATGCTATTAGCGGCGCTGTACGGGACCGGAGCGGGGGCGCAAAGGGTAGAACTGTGGGGGGCTGCTAAGTATGAAGAGCTGAAAGGGCAGTTACTAGCGAAGCTTAGAACAACCGAGATAGTTAGAGAGTATGCCGATCCTAGCGAGCATAGCACCCCGGAATTGATTCGCCTCGTTAGCCGAGAGGCTGGCGTAGCTGAGATAATTACTGACGCAATAGTAGAGCAAGAGAGCAACTATCAAAACGATTCAATTAGAACCGAACCAGCCTTGTGTAACAAACTTGGGGCTAGGGAAGATAAAGCGGTGATGCTCTGCAGCAGCCATGGGTTAATGCAGATCCTAGGGGTTGAGGCTAGGAGACAATGTAAAATTGATTGGTCGCAGCTCTATGACCGTAGAACCAATTTGCGGTGCGGGCTAACGATACTAAAAACAACCTTGCAGCGGTTAAGGCGCGGACAGAAGGCGAGCGACTAAGGCTAGCGCTAAAGATGTACAACGGAAGGGGAGAAGATGCTGAAATATACGCTGACAGAGTAATGAGTAGAATCGCAGACAGATTAATATCAACCAATAAATAAAGGAGAAAACTATGCACTCACGAAAAAGATACCGATTTTATGCGCGGAAATATTGGGACCATAGGCGCGATCCTTGGGAAATGCGAGAGCATCAGCAGCAGCTATTAACTAGCGTAACGCTGGGGCTCTTACTCGTGTTCGTTGTGATTCTGTTTTTATTGTTTTTGCACACTAAAGGAGGTGGAGAACTAGAGACTAGATAAGGTTTTTTTGGTTAATTATTTTGGAGAATAAGAAAAATGAAAAAGATGATTGTAACATTAGGATGCTTAAGTTTTTGGGCTGTAGTTATCGGATCTTTGAGCGGGTGCGGCCAAATCTTTGGAGTGCAACATGTCGATCTATGGGGCGCAAAGATGGATTTTAACAGCGGATTTGAAGTCAAAGCCGGGGCTATGCAGTATGACCACGCCCTCGAAAGACGGGGCATTAATGTTGAGCAACGCGATAACCGCAAGTTAGAGAAGTACTAACCCCTTAATATCACTAAACTAATAGCCCCTACCCAATGGGGGCTATTTTTTTAAAAAAATATTAAGAATCCTATTGACATTGATGCTAATCATAGTTATTATGATTATATTGAAGCAGTGAAGAACTGCAAATTTTGGAGATAAAAATGGAAACAATTAAAAATCAAATCAAGTCAGTATCGAGCATCGAAGACCTTGCCGCGCTCCTCAACACGCTTGATGCAAAAGACTACGATGTAACCACGATTCCGACTTGGGGAAAATATGCCGGCGCGCAGGAAAATATATTTTCTTGGGACACGACAACCGAGACACACAAGTTTTTAGTTCTAGGGGACAACAGCTGGGAAGTCGTTTCTGGTCGTCGCGCGGGGGCGGAGGGGTACTAGTCATGACAAAAACAAAAATTACAGTTGATTATCTCCTGCGGGATTTGCCCGCAGGGCTTCATTACGAGTTGAAAATGCTGGCTGTATCGCGGCACACCAATATTAGGTTACTTATTATTGAACTAATTACGAAAGAGATAAACGATGCACGCGCAAACAGATGTAGTACAAAAACTAATTAAGGAAATTGAATCCCTCGCGGCTAGTCGAAACTGGTATTTACACCGATTCCCGACTAGCCGCCAAAAAAAAGGATATATTTTCTTTTGTCTCCACACGAACGCCTATAAGCCACGCCACCCTAAAGAATCAGCGGGGCCGTGGATATGCATTGCTTCGGATATGGGGCGCACACCCCGCTCCGAGGCTTATAGAGAGCTATCAATCCTAAAGCGCTACTTACTCGACATCCCGGTCGAGGGGCTCCCGAAATGACCGCAAAAATACCTCAAGCCGAGTGCGACCGCCGCAGGTCGCACCATTGACCTTAAACTGTGTTAGCGTCTGTCGGCGGAGCAGGGCAACCTCTGGGAGCGTCGAGAATTTCGCTATTCTTTCTCTCACTTTGCCGGGATGAAGATCCAGCACTGCACACGCCCAAACGAATGAAAATGCCTCTGTCTCCTCGCTTTCAACCCAAGATTTTGCTGAGGTTATGATTCGCTCGCGCACTCCGCCCGAACGCGCGGAGTAATGCGGGAAGGTATCGCCGAGGCAGTCGCGAATGGCCCGACAAAGACACGCCGCAGCGATTTGCCGAATTTCGCGGTCAACGGGCTCGCTAAATTCTAGGTTGCTAGCAAGCCAAGCTTTTGGCGGTCGTCGCTCTAAAACGCCCATGCCTCGCCCCTTCCAGCGTTTATATCTCCACGCAAAGCATGACGATCAATCGATTGCCCCTCAAATACCCAAAGCCCTACCGTTTCGACTTCTGAAGATCTTGCAAAGTAGCAGCGTAGCCCCGTGGTATGTCGCTCGCGCACATAGTAAAGCCCTTTTGCTGCTTGAGACTTAATATAGCGCCAGCGCTCGCGCCTAGTAGCTAGCATATCCGCGTGTGGCCTTGCGTGTTTTGGTATTATAACTAAGTCTTTAATATCAGCTATGCGAGGCTCAAATTTGCATTTATCAATATATCTAGATACTGCATCATTCAGCGCAGCAGGTGAAGTATCTCTAAAAGAACGACACCATTCGTCTACTGTAGATTTGGGATGTGAGAATTTTTTCCAAACGCCTTTTATTCTTTCGAACGTCAATCTAATGTCGCGCTCCGTAGCCATTTGTTTTTATCTCCATAAAAAATAACTACTAAAATTTTTGATTTGCGAATTTTTCTAGCCGGGCAAGAAGATCTTCTACCTCGCTGTCACGGCGCGGAATTGGCAGGCCTTTCATCGGAAAATACGTCTGCATCATTTCTTTGAGTTTCTGAGGCGGGAACTGCTCCGATAATAGATTGAAGATCTTCCCCCAAGAAATTCCAAATTCCTGAGAAATTACCATTAATTGCCACGATCTCAGATCTGCTATTCCGTGCCGCCATTGATGGTATAGCGCCCTCGATATGCCGAGCTTTTCGGCCATCTCGCTTGGTCTTAAATTATGTAATTCCTCTAAATATTCAAATAATGCTACCGCCATACACGCCCCCATGCTTACATTCTTAATCCTAAACTTTTTTTATTTATTTGTAAAGTTTTTCTTTACAATGTCGGAACTACGAGGTATAACCAGACTGTCGGCAGTTTGAATATGACATTTAAGGAGATAAGCATATGAAAAACTTTCACGGATTTTATCAGGCGCTATCGATACTCTCAGAGTATAAATCGCAAGTGCTCGATGATGCCTCAATCACGTTGCCCAAAAAAGTAAAGCGCTTAGAAGGTCTTAATGCTCTAATTGCAGAGGTTGAGAAAAACTACCGCCGCGCGATTGCGGATTCTGTCGAGCGCGCAGACTATGCTGCCTTTTGCGATCAGCAATGGGAAGGTTACCCCGAGCCAGATGCTGAAAAGGATATGCACTAGGAGATATCTATGGATTTAATAAAATACGATGACGCTAAAACGATTACGACTCTAAAACAGACCGTTGCGCAAGGCACTACGGATGCCGAGTTTTTAATGTTTACTCAATTCTGCCAAGCCACCGGGCTAAATCCCTTCAAAAAAGAGATTTGGTGCATTAAAGCCGGAGGGAGGCTTCAGCTAATGACCGGGATCAATGGTTTTCGGAGCATTGCTAACGCCTCAGAAGCATATGACGGCACCGAGTTGGGATTGATCAACAAGGCTGGGGAATATGTATCGGCAGCCTATCCGGGGGATGACTTTCTTGGGGCTTGGGCGAAGTGCCACAGGAAGGATCGAAAGATTCCCGCTGAAGGCGTGGCGATGCTTGCTGAATATGATAAAAAATTTGGGGTATGGAAGCAGATGCGGCGAGTGATGATTATGAAGTGTGCCGAATCCATCGCGCTCCGTGCGGCGTTCCCGCAGCAACTAAATGGCCTTTACACCCAAGAAGAAATGCCCCCGAATCACTCCGAAGCAACATTAGGCGAAATTTCAGAGTGCCAAGAGCCAGAGTCACGCACGGTCAAGGATCCGCGAGCGCATCGAATCATAACCAAGTGCCGTTTTTCGGGCGTTGCGGTAGGACAGATTGACGCCGTAGATCTACATTGGATAAACGACGTGCTAGCGGAAGACTCAAAGCGTGAAAGGCTCCACCCGCTAGATTTGATGGCTTTAGAAATGTTTCGGTTGAATGCTTCGGCTCCTGTTGTGAGCGAGGCACCATTGGCTGAAACAGTAAAGGAGCAACTAGGGTTAGTAACTAATAATAATGAGGACAAATAATATGGCTGCTACATTAGTAAAACGATTCAAAAGTGTAATCACCCCATCTATTACCGTCTCTTGCTTTAGGGGACAGAAGGGATTTTTTTTACACGATTAACAAAAGTAATTATAAAAAGGAATCGAATCAGTGGGAGGATACGCCGTTTTTCCACGCATCTGACTTGTTCGCTATGAGCGCTGCACTTGCGAAAGCCCAAGCATGGGCGGAGGAGAACCCGTTTAAGCGGGATGAGTCGGCGCAGGAAGCACCGGCCGAACAAGTGGGAGCACCAGTCGATCAAAAGTTGAGGGATATGGAAGACATTCCCTTTTAGATCTCCTTAACCGCTGGCCCCGTGCGGAGTTGTGACGGGGCGTTTTTATGCAGCGACAATTGTTCGAAACAGACGCGGATCGGACGAGGGAATCTGAGTTCTCGGCGAAGATTTCGCAAGTTAAAAAAGTAAAGATGCATAAACTCCCTATCAGCTACAAGCTAGATTATTTAGTCGCAGACTCAAAAGGCCAAGCGATCGCACTAGCTGAAATAAAATGCAGAAGCAACGCATCGACAGCCTACCCCTCTTTTGCGATTAGTCTAGCGAAATACGAACAAGGGATAAGACTCACGGAACATCTATGTCACGATCTCACTAATGCTCCGATAATGTTTTTATTGTTTGTTCGCTTTACAGATAAGGATCTGTACTACAAACACGATCAGATGAACGCTTCAGACATTCATGTTCGATGGGGTGGCCGTATTTGGGATGTACGAGATGCTGATGATAGAGAGCCTATGGTGTATATCCCTATCAGTTTATTTAAGGAACTATAACCTATCAGAGCAATGATAAAAAACTGATACTATAAACGCGAAGTGTTTTTTTTAAAAGGTAAATAAAATGGATGCAAAACTACGAAGAGATGGGCTTTTCTGGATAAACGAGCAAGGACGACAGGAAGGTTCACGCGCCGAAATTCGTGGCAGAATAGGGAAGATCTGGGGCGATTGCTCACGGCTTACTGGCGATGTTTCGGGCCTTAAGGGAAACGTCACGGGAATCATTGGGGACGCTAGCGGCGTGCGTGGGGACATTGAGGAATGCAACTTAACTCAGGCGGAGCGCGATACGGGCGTACAAATCGAATCACTAATCAGAACAGGAGCGGGGCTGAAGTGACCAACAGCAAGCAAAAAGGAAGCGCGGGGGAAAGAGAACTAGCGGCGGTGTTGCGGGAGGCTGGCTTTGCGGCCCGTCGCACGCAACAATTTTGCGGCGCTGCTCCTGAATCTAGTGACGTGATATCTGAAGATCTTCCAGACATTCACTTTGAATGCAAACGAGTCGAGCATTTAAATATTGATAAAGCTATGGAACAAGCAATTAGAGATGCGAAAACGCGCACACCCGTCGTAGCGCATCGGAAAAATCGCGGGCAGTGGCTCATCACCATGCGACTAAGTGATTTCTTATATATGCGAATGAGGGAGGAAGATCGTGAAGATTAAAATGAAACTAGGCTTTCTTTTGGCTACGCTTTTATTAATTGCTTGCCCAGCATTAGCTCAATACCGAACAAGAGTTCACGTGATTATGGTCCAAGGTCCGGATATGTTACCTTCAACCTTTTTACCAATGACTTGGGATGCCGCAAGGGATCATTTATTTAGAGCTGGGATAGTAGCTAAAGCTACTCGTTTAACTGCGATGCAGGACATTGCACCACAGCTATTTACTTTAGAAACTAGAAGATTGCATTTATACGCATGGCAAAAATACGCTCGACGAAACAAGTTTAATAAGAAAGTAGATCAGGTCCATATTATCGCGCCACCGATATATGAGAATGGTTTTAACTGGTTTGCTGGGATGGCTTATGGGCTTTGCCAATCCGGCGCTAATGCAATTAGCATCAGCAATGCCGGGGTTGATACTTCTGGGACTATTCGCATAACCCACTCAGCGATAGGGATCGCCCATGAGATGGCCCATATACTTGGGGCAAAGCATACCGAAACAACTGACCTAATGAATCCGCAAGCGCTGGAACTGGTAAAGACTCTTTACCCGCTACCGGTAGCTGCTTCAACAATAAAGGAAATAATAAAATGTCAGCAAAGAAGAAAGGTGGGAAGAAAGGTAGCCGTAAGGGCTGCTAATTTTTCGCAGTAGTGCCTGCTAGGCTTGTTTAGCTAGCAGGATTTTTGGATGAGGGAGGATAATGAATACAAGGACAGAAAAGGCAATAAAAAAATGGCTGGCGTTACCGTTTGGCAAGAGGCGCGGATTTTTACTCATCAGCGCTAGCGGCTCTGATCGTGATGGCATTTTTTTATATAGTAAGCTTGAGGATGGAACCTGTGAGCCTGTAGCGCAGTTCACAATCTCAAGCGTCGTAGCTAAGCGATATCCAAGACGAAAGAAGGTGAAAAAATGAACGACACTAAAGGCGAGGGCTGTGGAATTTATCCGTTACTGCTAAAGCGTAGCAAATTTATCGCCGCTTGCACGTGGCACGATAAAGCCTATTCGGATCAAAGCTGGGCACAGCTCAACCTTACCAGAAAAGAGGTGGATGACTGGTTTTTAGGGCAGATGCTAGAGATTGCAGGTAATAGCAAGCTAAGAATGATTCAGGCATATGTATTTCATGGGATAGCGCGGACACTAGGTTGGATTTGGTGGGAGGGGAGAAGATGACTAACAACGTAACGGAAACAAGAATAAGCATTGACGGAAATTTGAACATTGACGGGGATATCTTTTTTTGCCCTACTGGCGAAAGAGGGACTATTACAGTTTCTGGATCGATCTCAGCTAGAAATATTATTATTAAGGTTGGATGGGACATCGAAGCTGAAGGGGACATCGAAGCTGAAGGGGACATCGAAGCTAAAGGGTACATCAAAGCTGGATGGTACATCAAAGCTAAAGGGCACATCAAAGCTGGAT